CGTAGACGTACCCGGTTACAGCGCAATCCTGTTTAGGCGTACATACGCTGACCTTGCACTACCCGGCGCCCTCATGGACCGCTTCAGAGACTGGACTATGCAATACGACGACGTTCACTGGAACGCCAACAGCTACACAGCCACATTCCCTAGCGGGGCAAGAGTAACATTCGGTTACCTCAACAACGTCAACGACTACCTCAGATACAAGGGTTCTGAATTTCAATTCATTGGCATGGACGAGGTAACAGAGATCAGAGAATCTGACTACCGCTACATGTTCTCCCGTCTTCGCCGTCCCGCATCAGGACCCTTAGCTCAAGTACCATTGAGAATGCGCGCCGCAACAAACCCTGCACCGAACTGGGTCCGGCAGCGGTTCCTTGTTGAAGGAAAAGACCGAGGACGAATCTTTATCCCTTCCATGCTGACCGATAACCCCGGCATTGATCCAGCCTCTTACCGAGCAGTTCTTCAAGAGCTAGACCCTGTTGAAAGAAAGCGGCTTGAGTTCGGTGACTGGTGGTCCACTGCTTTAGGATCGCTTTTCAATCGTGAAAACTTTGAGATCATAGATGACAGTGAGATCCCTTCATTCTCTAACGATACACAAATTGTAAGATTCTGGGACTTGGCTGGCTCAGAGCCAACACAGTCAAACCCGGACCCTGACTGGACCGTAGGCTGTCTTGGGGCATTCGACAACGGAGTGTTCTACATCTTGGACGTTCGCCGGATCAGAGCCAAGGGCGATAAAGTAGAAAAGTTCATTCGCGCAACGGCTGCCGAAGATGGTCCAGAAATTCCAATCATGATGGAGCAGGAGCCAGGGTCTGCAGGTAAAAATCTTATTGACCAATACGCTCGATATGTGCTCCCAGGCTACAACTTTACAGGTCAGAGAGCTACCGGCGATAAAGCAACAAGAGCAAAGCCGCTTTCAGCCGCTGTAGCCAACGGTAACGTTCGTTTAATCCGAGCAGCGTGGAACACAGACTTCCTAGACGAAGTATCTTCGTTCCCTGAAGCACGGGTACACGATGACCAAGTTGACGCAGCCGTCCACGCTTTCAACTATTGCGCTGGACTCGGGATGGGTCTTCGCAAAAAGATTGAGATTATAATCTGATTAAGCGTCTTGAACAGCATTAAAGACATTTACTTTAAGTCGGTGACTATAATTGTCTACCTCTAAAGAATGCTGTGCCGCTTCAATGGGTGGAATGTCTCTATGGAAATCTATGTACTCCATAATAGCATTATATGCCGCCCATTTAGTATCACCGAATCGACCAAGGTTATGAGGCTGGCGATAAATCATTTTGATCTTGTCGTGAACATCTTCAGCATTAGCCCGCTTCTTGGCAGAAGAAGCTCCTTGCGTTGACCAGAACTTTTCCATCACTCCGAACATCTTATCTGACGACATGTGAGAAGATGTAAAATCACTGATGATAAGATCAAACTTCTCCGACCAGATCTGCCGCATAGTCAAAGCTTCTGTAGCATCCATAGGATCAATGGTTTCATTCGGGGTGTGTCGTTTACGTAAACTAAAATCTGCATCAGTGGAAAAACGATAAACAGAATTAGTTTCCGCACGAACATCCAAATTGTAATAACACACAGGCATGCTTCCATCGTGAGAAGTGATAACAACAATATAGTTGTCAATAACGTCTTCACCCATAGTGGAAAGAATCTTCGTGCTGCTGTGCTTTACAGCTACAAAAAACTTACGACCTTCTTCAAGCACGCCGCAGCTGTGCAAAGACGCTGTACCGTTAGCTTTCGCCACGATATCTCTAGCCCTATCCAAAATGCTAGAGTTAGGTACAATCGAGTATCGTTCCTTCACAACTTCCCACATGATGCGGTGCGTCTGATCCAAGCTAACCCTATTAATGATAAAACGGTTAGGGAACGTGACAATCTTACCCATCACATCGTCATGCATCAAAACAGGACTTAATGTAACAGTGTAATCACCTTTAGACTTTAACAAAATCTCATTGTTAGACTGTTCCGAAGAAACCCGAGTCCCAAGGTCAAGCCATGACTTATCGCTCATCACCAGACCCCTTAATCACATTCCGATCGTATCGGTCAAAAAGCTTCTCGATATTTTCTTTAGCAATATCGTTGAGATCAATACCAAGTTCCCAAGCAAGCACAGCAGCGTACCAAAGCACATCACCAATTTCTTTGCTGATAGAAGAGCGGAATACTGAATCCGTATAATCTCCGTCGCTGTCTCTAATGTGCTTCTTCACCTTGTCAGCAACTTCTCCTGCTTCACTAGCGAGACCAAGAGTCAGGTACTCAACCGCTGATTCCTTGGGGTAAATGGCGGTTGTCTTAGCTCCGACCTGATACGCATTAAATTCCATTCCCATTCTATCTCCTATCACAGCGACTCAGGATCGCCAGTAGGTCGCTCAATTTGAACGTTTTCACCAGTCGCTGATTCAATAGGCACCCATGCCGGAGAGTACTTGTGTTCTTTAATCTTACGCATCTTGATTAACGACCCTTCCATCAGCAGCATAAACTCTTCATCTTCTAAACCCAAAGTCTCTTGAAACTCTTCAGGATCAACATCGTTGTCAAAAAATATCTCTCGTAACAGCTCAGACAAGAACTTATTGACGACAATGCCCCGGTTTCGATTCATGTTAACGTGGAGTAGCGCTGCTTCAACATCATCTACATCGACGGTTACAACAGGGATTTCTTGCAAGTCTAGGAGCTTGGCAACCTTCCAACGATGTAAACCATCAATAATGCACGCTGTGGACTTTTGGCATACGATGGGCTGGAGAATCCCAAACTTTTCAATAGACGCTGTAAGCTTTCTGAAGTCCGGTGCAACAACATAGTTTACCGAACCCCAAAAAGCTGGTTGTATTCTGTCGGGAGTAACTGAAATATACATGTTCTTAACTTAACCTAAAATCGTCTTGCAAGTCAAGGCTGTCGGCATCAGCCATGTCTTGATAGAGGGCAGTCATCCTCTTCTTATGTGCAATAGTTTGGGGTCCAACAGGTGAAGGATTCCCAACGACAGAATTTAGTAACAAAGTCCGCACTAAGTGATCAATCGGGTAAGCGAAAGGATCTTTGTTGTGCGACGTTCTAAACTTGTCGGCAAAAGAAAATGCTAAACGCCGATAGTCAACGTCATCAAAATGCGTTTCAATACATTCTTTAACACCATCCCAACCATCTGCGGCAAACTGATCAACAACTGCCTCAATGTCATACTCCCCCCAAAGTTGACGCTGAGTATCTATCTCAGGAAATGCCTCAACTAGTCGATCGTAAAACTCCGGCTCAGTTTTAACTACGTCAGTCAGTCTTCTAGCTGCAGTGGAAAACAAAGGCGTACCGACCCGCTGATTTGCGCCACCCAACATAGCGTAATCATAATACTTGCAGTATGAAGCGCCATGTTCTTCAGTGATGAACTTCAGCACATCATCGGAAGTCCAATCATAAATAACTTTAGCAAACCTCAACGGTATCGCCTTAGGCAGCCCCTGGGGACGATTGATATAGTTTTCGTGGAGCTTTTGAGTAACCGACCGATACCTAATCATTGACTCATTTGCTCTGACCCCTGTAATAAAAGCGGTACGGCCACGTTTGCCTTGCATCGTGTATTCATCTATCCGTTTGGGAAGAGGTAGATTGCCAGACAATCCAAAGTGCTCGGCTCGAATAGAGTTCGGAGGGAAGTCTCGGACCAGCATGCCGCACTCTTCTCGAAACGCAGACCATAGCAAAACCAGTTCCCGAGTGCCCATGTACCAAATTTCTTGCAACTGTGGAAGACAATACCACTCCATGTCAACCCAGTCATAGTTACTTACTTCAGTAACAAACTCTTCCGCCGCAGGCGAAATAATTTCTTCATCACGGAAAATCGCTTTGACAGGTCCAAGCCCACGCTCTTCATGAACTTCTTTTGCAAGATACAAAGCAGCAGTGCTATCTTTACCGCCACTAAACTGAACACAAACCGTGTCAAAGATATCGTAGACATGGCGAATCCGCTGCCTAGCAGCCTCTACACAGTTTATGTCCAAATACATTTGCTTACGAGGCACGAGACTTACTCCAAATGCTGGTCAAAGAAATCAAACAAAAGCTCCGTCGTTGTAGCGCCCTCATAGGCAGGACTCTCCTTCAACTTGTGAAGAATACGGTACCAGCCCGCCTGTTGATCGGTGTTCTCGAAAACAAGAGTAAACTGAATAGCAACATTCTTGCTGCCCGAAGCACCAACGGTCGTGCTGCCCTGAGTCACGATCGTGTCAGTGCTTACACCTTCAGGATTAAACGTCTGAGTCGGAGTATCATCTTTACCTTCGCTTACAAAAGCAGGCAAGTTGTTTTCTTCAGGAACCCTGTTTACAGTAATCTGCGGGGCAGTCCAACCATCATTAGGCGCACTAGACAACTCCGAAGACATTACATTGTTTTCAATCGTAGCAATCGAAAAGTCGTCCCAGCCAAGAGTGCTATAAAACTCTTCGTCCAAGCTAACAGCATCCGATAGCAAGTCGATAAGAGCGCTTTCATCAGTCTCACCAAGCTCAGAAATCCTATTGTCTGCCAGCGAGAAAGCAAGAGCGTCTTCTGAATCTAAATCA